GAGAGACGATGTAGTTAATGCAGTTCTGATTCCATCAGGCTCATCAAGAGTAAAGACAGCAGTTGCATCATCAGATGCATCATGTGCTGGGTGAGACTTAATTCTATATACTTCACCCTCACCAGGGCCGTCATTGAAGATTAAGTAGCCGTCTGCGTATTGGTTCAGCGTTAGGTCTGTAGTTGGTACTTCCAGACTTACTGTTGTAGAACCCGCTGCTGTAGCCGCTGTCACTGGTACATCCATATCGTGAGCCGCTATCGCAAATGCTGCCGCTGCATCTACTATGAACCCTGCGGTAGTAATAGCAGCAGTTCCATTCTTTGCATAGTAGAAAACCCTGCCGTCAGGAGTCTGCGCTCGTGTGCCGAGCTTCTGTTTCTGTGCAGACGTTTCTACTTTCTCTTGTCCGTAACTTAAAAAAATACTATTTGGGAATGCCATGGCAATCCTCCTTTATATAACAGGCTCTATGTCCTGCGAATACCGTTATAAATTTCTATCACCAGGCACGGTATTCTTTACACCTAGCTAGTTGCATTGTAATAAGGTCCAGGGTTCTTGGGAACCTTTCGATCTTCTTTAGCCTCGACTTTCGTAGCAGGCGATTTCGCACACCAACGACATGTGCACTTGCCGCTTGGGGGCCAAGGGAAAAGCCCAATACGTGCCTTCCTATTTACATAGTCAGGGTTACCCGGAAGGTTCTTTAACATAGTGCCAACCTCATGCACTACCTCTCCACTAGGGTTATATGTAGCCCTATGGCGATGTAGCGTAACTTTAGGCTGCCACTCGTCAATGTAATTCCACGAGTAGCCCTGACCCACCAATTCCTTACGCAACTCAGTGCGTTCCTTAGTCGTTGTCATAACACCTTCCTAATTATGAAGTTGCTGGAGTACCTGCATCGAGTGTTAACGCAACACCTTTGCTGTCATCAAGCTCGAATACACCATAGTCAGCGGTAATAACCACTTCTGTAGCTCTGAGTGATGCATCTCTTTGTCGCTCAGTTCTGGTGTCCTGGCTCATCAAGACTGCCAAAGCAGACTTATCTGCTATAACACCAACAGCATCATCACTGGCATCTATGGTAATGTTACCATCCTCAAATATAGGAACGCCATTTATTGGGCGTAACCCACTGAAGAAGTTTCCTAGTAGATCTTGTGTCCATCCTGCGGGCACTGGATATGTGGTAGAAGCTGTAACGGCTGTGTTAGCTATATCCCAAACAGCAAATGGATGCTGAACGATGTATACGTTAGAACCAAACTTCTTACCTTTTGCATAAGCCACGGCTGCACTTACGTTAGCCAAGCTCATTGCCCTACCTGCTGCTCCGATATCAGTGCTAAAGCCAGAATAAAGATCCAGTACATCTGAGTCCTTTTTCCTAGCCATCCCGTCACCCAACTGCCTACCAATAATACTGAACACATTAGCTGCGCTCTGATTTACCAGTTTATCAGTCAAGATAACTTTCGCACCTACCTCTGCTGCTGTAAGGTCAACAGTGGTCATACCAATGTCTTCCTCGTCTATGATGTCTTGTCCGTCTACTAGATCTGACATGGACATCTGTCCTACTTTGGGAACAGTTACCTGTTTATTTCCCTTACCTAGGGTAAACTTCTCGATGAGATTCATCGCTGGAGCATTATGCTCCTCAGTCCACCTTGCGGTAGATATTATGATCCTCTGGGCATTTTCCAGAGAACCTGTCGTCGCGGTTTGCGCCATAATTGACCTCCTTTAACCGCCATTCATACTTCGCTCAACTGCTTTCCGTGCTGCCTCTGACCTATCTCCGTTGATGTACGCGTCGAGCAAACGTGCATCATTAGGCTGTGCCTCAGCCGCACCTTGACTATTGTCAAAGGACTGTGGCTGAACTAACCCCTGTTTTAACCGAGCGTTCTCTGCTATGAGTCCACGCTCTCTCTTCATTCTCTCTGCCTCACGCTTCATGTCCTCCGGGCTGCTTGCCCTTTGGAGAGCAGACAAGTCATCAAGCATTTGTTGGGACGCTAAACCATTCTCTTTCATAAAGTGAACAGCAGCCTGTTGCCTTCCCTCTATGAACCCCACCATATCCGCTGACTTCTGCTCCTGTTGTCTTTGTTGTTGTTCTTGTTGTATATATCGCCTGGCTTGATCGCGAGCTTGTTCTGGCAAATAACCTTGATTTCCTAACTGCTCTTGATATGCTCTTGCCTGGCTACCAATTTTTTCCTTCCATTCTCGCTCTTCATTGGCCACACGATATTGACGCAATTCATCAATGGATTTCTGATCGACTGGTGGCTGCTGTGTTACCACTGGAGGCGCAGTCGTCTCTTGTGCTGGAGGCGTAGCCAACGTGTCAACCGACGGAGTTACTATCTCCTCAGTAGGGGTATTACTAACCTCCACTGGTGGTAACTCAGTTTCTACAACTGTCTCTATCGGCGTTATGTCCTCTATAGGGACCTCGTTTTCCTGTGGATCTGATGCTGTAACCATATTTCTCTCCTGTTCCTGTATTATATATACACTATCCTGTCAAGTCGTACAATATTATCCATTTCCTTCCAACCCCAATGTGCTCCTATACAGTGAGTCGTAATCAAACTCTGGCAGAGGCTGACCCTCTCGACCCATCTTTCGCAAAACCTGCCGAACCCACTTATCATCCTGATACTTATAATCATTTAGAGTCATAATCACACGAAACTCAGGGGCAGATTTATCAAGAAAAGTTTTGCGTAATGCCCAAAGTAATTCGCCTTCCCTGTACAGTTTACCGTGAGCCTTATCTATTTCTTCAAACAATCCTCCTTCACTACCAATATACAACCCCCTCTTCTCGCCATATGAAGCATCCAAATACTGTTGTATTTTTGATGGAGGAATAGTTGGTAGATCCCGTGCCATAACAACGGCTACTGATCGGTGCCGATCAATATCCCAATAGGACAGGGATTGACCACCTACCTCTAGTTTGTAATTGTTAAGATATCGAGTGGCAGCGAACATTTCTTGTGCTCGCTCCGGATATCTTCCCTCCGTAACTCGTATGTTATTGAGCACAGTTTCTGTTTGCTCTGGTGACAGCCCGCCCCAGAACTCTGCCTCTGCAGGATCCAGTAAGTCGTAGTCCAACTCCCCCTTGTCATCCGTAGCCATTTCAAATAGCTGGTAGTATTGCCACACCAGATGTTCTGGGGTATTGATCTCTGGTTCCTCTTGCTCTTGATCCGGGAACAACCTTCCATAAACCCTGTCTAAGTCCTCACGCATGGTCTGCTGTGATTTTCTAATTACCTTACGCGCCTCGAAAGGATTATGATTAGATGTGCCAAAAGAACCAGACAGGTATTGCTCTACTGCTTCCGCAACATTATCCTGGTGTGTTTGCTTAATCGTGTCTCTGGTTGTGTACAAATCCTTATTAGGACCTGTGTATGCTTGAGGACCATGTGTTTCCATCACCTCTACTACAATCAGATCCTTGGTAATATTATCAAGATCCGTAAATGATTTACCGTACTTCTCCAATGACAACTGTTCTTTGATATCTGTTTTGGACAACGGAGTTAAGCGCACTCCCGTCATTTCTCCAGCCGTTCCCATCACTCCACCCGCCAGTGCCCCACGAGCTCCTTCGTCCCCACGTATCGCTCCTGGTATGCTAGTCGCTGCCTGCCTCAATGGATCCCCTGCTTGAATAAAAGAGATTGGCAACATGAGTTGTCCGATATAAGTTGCAACATCTTGAGGACTAGCAGCATGTCTACCCCCCTCCGATTGAGTGAGAGGAGCATCCTCTCCAGTAAATGTGTAGCCAGTTAAGTTATCCCATACAACCCGAACAGCTCCACTGCTCATACCTCGGTATGCATCTGCTATCTTGCTTGGATCCTTAACTCCCCCAGCGGAAAGAATGGTCATGCGCAATAAACTATCCCATGTTCCAAACAGGGATATGTCCTGTCCTCCCATTCGGATTCTCATAAAGTTTGGATTATATCGGCCGTCTACTAAAGGTCGCACATCAGTCTCAACACCCAGTGCCTTGTTAGCAGCCAAAGTCATAGTAGTACCCATTCCTATCATAGACCAGACAGCACGTGAAGCCTCTCGGCTTTGTATGGTTTGCTGCCCCCCTCCAACAGTTCTGGCTGTGCCGAGCATTGCCTGACCTAACGTGTCTAATCTAGATTGGAAATATCTTGGAGCAAACAATAACGCATTACCCAGGTCAGCACCAAAAGCGGTACTCGCAAAGGAAGTGTCAGACCATCCCGTCATCTTGTTAGCGATATCTGCTATCCTTTCCATGTCTCCAGACCGCAGTAACTCGTCCATGTTTCTGCCTTTCATCTCCGACTTCAATATGCTTTGTGCCCACCCTAGTCGTAGAGTGTCACCAAACGTACCAAAGCTGATGTTGGCTCTCTCAAACACTTGTCCTACCTGCCTTACCCCAGGCATACCGCTTTGGGCTAACCGCCCTACGCCCGGTATTGCATATTCAGACTCTACTCCACCAATACGCAACCCGAATGATGCCCACGTTTCTGAATTCAATAATCCACTAGCGTTAGCAAAACTATCAAAGCTATCAATGAAGTCAGCCTCAACCGCCGTACCCTTTTTCAAAGATTTGATTGCATACCAAGAGGCTCTCGACCACGCAGGAAAATTACGGTACATAGCCAGTAATCCCTGTATGCCTATATGAGAGAGATCCCCTGTAGCTTTCATGCTCCGATATAGTTGGTTAAATTTCTGTGCCGCAAGAGGATTGCTAGGATTCAGTCTGTTATATTCCCTTTGAAATGCCCTTCCCAGTTCATCATTAATAGGAATGTCGCCTTTCATATAATCCGACATACCTCTCACATCATCTATTTTGGTGCTGCCTGTAGTGGCTTTAGTTCTCTTTGCTAACGCTCCTACCCTTTTAGCAATAGTACCCTCGCTAGCCGCAATGCCACCAGTGATGCGGTCGCCAGTCTGTAGTATATGATGTTGTAATGACTCTTCAAACGATCTGTATTTAACGCCCCTAGAAATAGCTCCACCCATTGACTTCTGAGTTGATATCGTCTCCGCCGTTGTTTTTGTGCGTGGTCTTTTCCCTTTGGCGTTCATAACATCTAATGCCTCATCTATGTCATCATTGCCAAAGACACCACCCTTACCTTTACCCCTTGTTATATAGAACCCTCTACCTGTAACGTCAGGTCTTACCTGGCTTATATCCCAATCAGGAATAGACTCACGCAACACCTGGTTCCAACCGGGCATCTCCACCCCTGACTCCCACACCCTACCTTCCTCCATAAGTGCGCGCAATTCTTCCATGAACCTCGCCTGTTTGTCAGTGAGATGTGGGCTGTATCTGTCATAGCGCGCCGCAACATCTTGTATGGTTGGAACGAGAAACACTTCATTGCCAGATGCGTCTGTCCCACGAACTATGCGCTGTAGACTTTCGTCCAGGATCTGGTCGTTCTCATTAAGATTGAACACCTTCTTATTCTTTTCTGCCCATATACGCATACGGTTAGCATGACTGGCAACTTCTATCTGTATGTTCTTGGCATCACGGAATGCTGTTTCAACCTCTCCTGTAATCTCTACATTGCGTGGAGCAAACCAATTTCTTCTATCAAGCCCACGGGTGCCTGTTGCGTCCAGAAAGGATCCAACGATATTGACCCACTGACTGGTGCGGTTTAGCCCAGCCGCTGATCCCGCTTTTTCAGCACCAAGTCCTCTCCTGACATCCCCAGAAAAGAGTTTGCTGGTGGGGCGTTCTATCCCAAACGAAGGAGCAGTCGTATCAAATAATTGAAGTTGTCTATCCCACAGAGGAAGTTGATCCCCGTCTGCTGATGCAACTCTACCAATAGTTTCTGCCGTCTCTTCCGCGGCTTCTGCTGCTGCACGAGTACCACGGATACCACGGTATCCCGCCACAAACGGACGTGCTACCTGTCTTCCAATAAATTCTTCTGCTTCCCAAGGTGCCCGTAAAACTTTCCCTAGACCTTTGGCCACAGGTGCTGCCTTACCAAGCCTTGGGGCAAAGGCTGCCAACTTGGCCCCCGCCATAGCTGGTGCCCCTGTTGGAATCATGGCTCCAGCTATTTCTGACAATCCCCAATATCCTGGGCCTGCATCAAAAGCATCTTGTGCTGCACTAATCCCTGCATCCCAATCGCCTTGTTTGCGTTGTTCATTAAACGCTCTAAAAGCATTGAGAGATTCATCTACTTCTGGCAACCAATCGGTTACACCAGGAATAAGCTGAAGGGGAGCCGTTGCGATTGCACCTGCTGCACCCACGCCCAAGCCCGCTACTCGTGCAGCACGATCTGCGTAACGCAATGCCGCAGAGCCAGCGGCACCTAAGTCAGGACCTCTAGTTGCTCGTTGCCTACGTTCCTTTAATGCCTCTATTTTTGATTTAGATGGGATAGTCATCAGAAGTTATATAAAAACCTCGTTCTAGGATTATACGCTGAACCCGTTCTGCCTCTCGCTGACTGTGGTAACGCTGTGTATTTTTTTGTCCACGGATCATTTTGCATGAACTGCATGAAAGTTGCAGGGGCAGTTCCTTCACGTAATGCCCTTCCTGTTTCTCCCATGTAGTCTTGATATATATTCTGATAGGACTGATCAAAATATCTCTGCTTTCTTGGATTACTCCTACTATACGGATCTGTTATATCTGACTGGTAAAAGGATTGTCCCGTAGGAGAACTATAGTATTGTTCCATAGGCATTTCGGATAGTAGCAACTTATACCAGTTACCACTACCAGACAAAAAATCTTGAAATGGATTATTTGCTGTAGCCATATTTCTCCTTATCTTCCAGTCTGATCGAGATACCAACTCAAGAAACTAGATCCTGGGTTGCCCGTAGCAGAACGTGCCTGATACAATTCACTCAGCATGTTATCAATTGAACGACCCATACGCCCTCCCCATTCACCACCACCCTCTGCTTGTGACCGTTGGCGAGCCAAGAGATTCACCAAGCCTCTCTGGTTAGCAAGGGATTCACCACTTGGCTGACCATACATCTGCCTGTACCACGCCGCCTGATTAAACCCTGCATCACCTGGGTTGTATTGTTCTGAAAGTTTTTGAGGTGTCAGGTTAGCTATGTTAGAGGCAAGTCGAGCCCGCGTTCCCAGTGTTGCATAATCCTGAGCATAATTGCCTGGGCCTGTTGTGCCCAGATAATCTCTGAACGACGCACCTCCTGAGGAAGGAGCTCCCAATAAGTACCGTGATTTTAACCGTTCTTGTACGTCCGCCAAGGGTGCACGGTACTGCCACTGGGGACGGATTCCTGTACTAAACTGCGAAAACTGTTGTTCCGGAGTATAGTAATCATCCATATTCGCCCCTAGTGCCGCTTCCCAATTTGCTGGACTCCATATCGCATCTCCCGTAGCCATGGCAACCTCCTTATATCTTACTCATCAATTCTGCAATTCTTTTATTCCGCATTAACGCCCCTTGGTCAGCTTCCCATGACGCTGTAGGGGCAAACATTGTTCCCTTCCGTAGCTTACCATTAACAATATTTGCTATGGCATAAGGCAATCCTTGATTTTTCTTTACTTCTTCTTCCGCGTTAAACGACGCAGGCATAGAGGCAAACTGGGACGAGGATATACCTGTGGATGGCGTGGTTGTGTTTAGCGCTATATTCGGTTGTGTCCCCACCACATTTTGTCTCTCAATATTTATGGGTAGATTCTGTGTTGATCGTGGGTGAGGAGCCTGATCCAGTATCTCATCTATCTCGTCTGGTTCTCGTGTCTGCTGCCCAGCAGACGATGTCAGCCTCTGGAATATATCCGCTTCCGACATGCCCTGCATACTCCAATACTTTGCCATACGATCTACGAAATTATGTATTTGCTGTGAATAGTAGTCATTCTTTCCACCTGTGCGGTACATCTTAGCCAGATTACGGAGCGAATTGGCTGTTCCATCATGTTGTTTACCCACGATGTCTAGTGCCCACCCATAAAGATCCCTATCTCCCTCTGGTATATCGCTGTCTACCCTATATATGCTTCCGCTCTGTCCTGCCTGTAACCATTTATTCAAATAAACTATTTTATCGTGGAAGCCTTTACCCCTGTATTGTGATGGGTCCTTTAAATAATCTCTAAGAAATTTTCCATATCGGTCTTGAGCAGAATCCCACTCTCCTTGTTCAACTCCATCCTCCCCTGAATACGCTCGGTTTTTTATCAAGTCTGGATTATACAATTCAAACAACGCCCTAGTGTCTGCCAAAAGTTTTGGAAGCTGTGCCCTAACTTCTGGGCTACCAGATCCTTGTAGTTGGAACATCGTGTCATAAAACACACGGGCTGTGGTATTGGGAATGGTGAGCTCCTCGGCATTTATTCCAAGCAA